GGCCACCTGCTGGGGTGTTACAGCTTGCCCCGCTTGCTCCTGGATAAACCGGCTGCTGGAGGTCTCCATCCCCAGCGTGCCCTTCACCGTCTCCCACCAGCCACCCTTAGGGGCCTCCTTGCCGAGCGAAGCTGCCAGACTATTTGCCGAATCCTCCATACCCTTAAATGCTTCTTCGGCTTTGATAGCCTCCTTCCAGGTGCGGTTCACACTCCACGCGGCTACAGCAGCAGCGGCGGCCACAGCCAGCAGGGGAAGGGCGACAGCAGCCAATCCTGCCAATGCGGTGCCCAGTCCGGCCACGGCAGTACCGGCCCCTGCAATAGCAGTCCCCGCTCCGCCAGCGGCGCCGGCCACGCCTGCCAGACCACCGGCCCCCGATACAGCGGTCAGGATAGGAGCCAGTTGCGCCAGAAGTATGAGCAGCCCGCCACCGACCATTAGCAGACTGCCGAGTGCAACTGCGGCCATAACCGCACCCTTAGCTAATATTGGGTGAGCATCGGCAAACTGGTTGAACTTGCCTATCGCATTGGCGACCGTCTCAGCCAACTGAGCAATTACGGGAAGCAGATGCTGCCCTGCTTGGATGGCCGCGCCTTTGAGCGAATCCTTCACGTCAGCCAGGGCATCATTGAATCGCTCTGCCGCCTTCGCCGTGTCCTCGTCCATCACCAGGCCCAATTCTTTGGCCCGCTCCATCAACTTCTTGATGCCCTCGCCGCCCGCATTGAAGAGCGGTATTAGCTTCGCGCCAGAACGCCCGAAGATGTCCATAGCCAACGCGGTCTGCTCCTGCGATCCGCGCAGCTTTGATAGGGCCTCTGCCGTCTCCAGGAACAACTGCTCGCTGGTCTTGAGTGTGCCCTGGCCATCCTTGACGCTAATCCCCAGCCGGTCGTAGGCATCCTTGTAAGTGGCTACACCATCCGCTGCCTCACGTGCCGCCCGGGACTGCCGCGCCAGCGCCATTGTCAATTCCTCGAAGCCTACTCCTGCACGGTCGGCGGCATAGCGCAACCCACTAAGAGCCTCAACGGATGTGTTAGTCTGTTGGGCGGCCTTCGCGATCTCGTCTCCATACTTGGCCGTCTCTCGGATCATCAACGCGAGTGCGCCCAGGATAGCAGCCCCCGCCGCCGCCGCTGCCATGCCCATCCGTCGAAGCTGGACACTATTCGCCTGAATACCCTTGCCCAGCTTGCCGGTCATCTGGAGGACATTCTTGTCAACAGCGCTAAATAGAAAGTTTAGGCTAACTTGTGCCATTCTGTTTGCTCCTGTGTGTCCAGATGCCTAGTTCTTTCCCATCCCGCCAGGCCAGATGCAGCATAGCCGTCTCATAGTCTATGTCGGCAAGCTCCAGGGGCGTCAGGCCGAGCACGTCCGCCACATAGTAGGGTAAAGCCGCCGGATCAATCTTCTGCGCTCCAGCGGCTTTCTCGGCTCGTTGGCGGGCACTCTGGTATGGCTCTATGCCCCAGGTTCCGGCAAACTGCTTTCGCTTGGCGTAGAGTCGGTAGGCGGCTCGCTCAATGCCCCTTTTTTTACGCTAATCTCCTGGAGCTTCACCAGATACCCGTTGACTACTGCGATTTTGTCCTGGGTGGGGATCGCCCGCCGGTGCTCTTCGGTGCAGGGTAGCGGTTCGCCATCCGCCGCTTCGACGCCATCCCAGTGCCGGACGCCCTCAATGAACATATCGGGCATTAACTCCAACATACTCTCCGGCACATCATCAGTATCAAACTCACTGATGCCTTCGGCGCGGGCCGCCAGTTTCGCCAGCGCATTGTCCGGCGGCTGGAAATAGAAAACCGCGCCCAGTGCCTCGACGCGGACTGATAGGACTGGCTTGTATGCCATGTCAACTCCTTAGGCAAGCGTCACGCGGTTGTATATCGCAGCGGCGGTTGGGGTGCCAGCGGGTGCAAAGCTGTGAGCAAAGCCGACCAGGGACTCACCCTCAAAAGGCATATTCAGCGTTTCGGGTATGAACTCGTCCAGGGTGATAGTGATGTCCTGCGCAGTCGTCCCATTGTCCAGGGCGATCACAATATCCTCAGCGGTCCACGTGTCGCCGACGATGGTTGCCGACGCCCACTTAACCGGGTCGGCAGTGACCATCTCCAGCCTCGGGTTCTGCGTGGTCACCACGTAGCCGGTCGGTAGAGTTAGACTACCAGCCGATTTCGTGTCCATCGGGTTGTACATCTCCACGCCGAGGTCGTTGCTCAGGCTCCAACTCAGGCAGTTGATATCGGATGTCACCAGTTGGACAGTTGTGTCATTGATCGTATGCCCGAGGAAGCCGTTGTAGGTGGGTGCAAGGGTGCCGACCGCTGCCTGTTGGGGGACGCCCTTGATCACCATAGCATAGGTAACTTCCGCATCAGGCTCGGCGCCGCAGGCGATAGTGATGCTCCCCGGCTGGCAGGAACTAAGCATATACTCCTTACCATCGGTAGCATCGTCTACCTCCACCAGAAACCCCGTGCTGGTGTCCGGGAAGGTGACCTGCGTGGTAGCCGCCGTCGGGAAGAACAGGGCTATGTCAACCAATGCCACGCCGACCGCAGTTGCATTGAGGGTACATTCGAGCGAACCCTTGCGTGTGTGCAGTTGGCCGCCGACGCCCACCTTCCTGACATTGTGAAAGTCAAAGTCTATACCCCCGCCTTCCACCACCCGGCAGAAGGACTGCACGGTATCCGGGGTGCCGTCTGTCCATTTAGCTAAACCTACGACTTGACCACTTAGCGGGACTGCCATGTTACTCTCCTCCTGTACGGATCATTACGAGCATGTCGCAGGCTATCGCCCACAGCGGCGCGGGTAGCCGGCGGATTATCTGCACGTCGGGAATACTGTTGGGATTGCCAATGTCGTGGCCCAGGTCCCAGCCATTCCAGACCACATTGTAAAGCTGGGCACCGGCGCTGTCCGAGCAGGTCAATGAGACCTCAGTCCTGGTAGTGGCTGCTGCTATGGTGGCGAGCTTCTTGTGGGGATCATTGAACAGTGCCTTATTGATGGTCTTAGCATAGCGTTCCCGGGCCTTCGTCATATTCCGCTCTATGCCACCGGACGAGTTTCGGCACTGGTTGTAGCGCCGGATGTGTACGACGCGGACGACCTCTTCGGTGCCCAAGGTACCGCCACTACCCGCCCGCCCTGTCGGTTGCGGCCCCAAGCCACGCACGATGATGGCAGGTAGCAGATTGTGCATAAAGTCCTCATCATCAGCAGGATAGTCGGCCAGGTCGCCGTGCTCCAGAAGCTCCAGCGGCACTTCATCGGCGTCGTCGGCATCCTCAAACCAGTCAGCCGGTAAGCCGCCGGTGTGGGTTGCCCCATCATCGCCCTTGAGGACGGCGATCACCGCGTCAACAACCTCTTCGGTATGCACAAAGTCAATCGCCATTGGCCTTACCCTTCTGTTGCTCTATAAGAAGCCCGTCTATCATCCGATCTAACCGCAGCACCGTCCGCTCGTCAATGTCCTCCCACATATCTTCGGCAAGCGCCCGCGCCTGGGGCCCGAGGTGGGCCATTAGGCCTATAACAAAGTCCCACATATCATTTAGCGTGAGATGCAATAATTCGTGCCGAATGTCCCCGGCCAGTTCGTCGTCGGGCCGTTTGACGGCCAGCGACATAGTGGCTGCCATAGAGCCACGCGAAGTAGTAAGCTGTGCCGCTAAGTCGGCATCGCCTCTTTCGCCCACTATGTCATTTGCTATCGCCTCATAGCCGACTTCCCACTCTTGAAGCCCCAACTGCCTCTGCCAGCGCCAGATATAGCTTTCTATCTGCTTATTGGTCATATGCGCTCAACCCCCCGGCCACGCCGTCCGTAGTGGTCTCGTTGTCTAATGCGTCCATCCCGATCCCACACAATCCGTTCTGTTTTCATAGATTTGGCTCTCTGGTCAGCCACCCGACAAGCCTCGCTCTGAGTGGGGAAGTTGCCTATCAGAAATCGCTGAAAGCCGGAAAGAACATCCCATCCGCCCCTCTTGTCCAGCACCACTCGCTGTATTCCGTTCATTACACCCTTTCCACACTCAGTAGTTTGTAGAAGCCAAGGTCACCCACGCGCCGGACGGTATAATCCCGCCAGTCCTCGCCATCCTTGCGGATCTTCAGCCGCCAGTCGGCGGCCACCGGCAGGGCCGTCTGCAACCGGCACGAGTAGCTGTTGAGTGACAGGGCCCCCAACACTGTGGCCTCACTGCTTCGTGTGGTCTGCCGCAGGCTACACCGCTGCTCGGCATGGGTAGTCTCGTTGTGGTCACGCTGCAGGTAGTCATCCTGGCTATCCTGCTGCACCGGCTCGATTATCCTGCACGTCGCGTTGAATATCATATCTGCCCCTGTAGCCACTTATCGGCCAGGCGGCCCGCCTCCGCATCCAGGATTTTGACTATGTCGGGCATAGCTTCTTCGGCGGCGCTGTCAGGTGCCCCAAACAAGTAATGCGCCTGCCCGCCCTTGGGATGCACAAAGTCCTCGCGCTCGTGCTGCACCGATGCGTAATCGGCGGCCTGCCCGCCGAAGGTCACCGTGGCCTGGGCTTTAGTGCCAGTAAGTTGCACATTGCTCTTAGCACTGCCTCTCAGCGTCCCCTCTTCGACCGGGGCCTTCTGGGTGGCGATATTCTGTAGCTGAGCTACGGCCGCCTTGATCTCCGTCTTTAGCACTACCGCGAACTGGTTGCCAGTAGCCAGCTTATTGCAAGCCTGTAATGCCCGTTGCAGGTTCTCTTGGCCCTGTAGTTTTCCGCTAATCATTAGTCTGGCTCCGCTATCGGACTGGGCTTGATATGGCCGCCGCCGTCACCGCGCGGGCTGATGTGGGCGGTGCGGTTGATATACGGCTCCATTAGCTGACGCGCTCCCGGCCCCAGCACTTGCCGACGCTGCCCACTGTAACTCTCCGAGTGCCCGTCTATGCCGATACTGGTAACGCCCTGCTCCTGGAGGGCTTCCCGGTCCAGCAACGTCCCTGAATCGCGCTTCTGTAGCAGCCACAAAGCCTGTTCGCACTGAGCAGCCTCAACAGCCTTGGGCGTCCCCCAACAGTCATAGGTGATTTGATACCCAGTGGCGTCATCCATACTGCCAGTGGACAGGACAGTAACGGTCCCGGCGGTATGCTGCATCGTGTAATCGGTGTCTTTGGTGTACTCCGTGGCTTCATCGGTGGTCTCTACTGTTTCGCTACCGGAGACAATCTCTGCCCTGTCCAGGCTGACAGCCACGCCATAGTCGGAGGTGAAGGCCTCGTCAATCACTTGCCGGTATTCTTCACCGGCCCGGGGAAAGTGAAGAGCCTGCGGCGTCGAGCGATCATACTTTTCGCCATACAACCGCAGGCTCTCTATTTGGACACATGCCTCGATTAGCGCACGTTGCTTGTCGGCATCGTCATAGCCCTCCCACACTGCTTCGCGCAGAGTATCATTGAAATACTCATCGGCGAGTGCCAGCGTGAGATAGCTATTGGCGTTACCGTCTTTTGGCGTGGCCACAATCGTAGGCATGTCTGTCTCCTATTCAGTTGTTTTCGTGCTTAGTTGCCAACACCCGTACCAGGTACGTAGTGAATGGCGACGTAGGCTTCCGCGAGGTCGCCGCTTGTGGCGGTTCCGGCCTCGGTGGCCGCGAATTGCAGGCTCTCGCCCTCGTCAACCTCCAGAGAGGCAACAGTGGTGCTCAGTGTCATTGCCTCGGCCTTGTCAGCGGCCAGGGCATTGACATCAGCCTCGCCGGTCTTGGTCGACAGAGAAGCAACCTCAGTCGTACCACTGCCGGTAGTGCCCTTGTTCTGGATGTTGTAGTCGCCATAGTTGGCGGAACCTATCGCTTTCGTAGCGGAGCAAACAATGTCTGCCCCAACTATCACGCACCGGCAGGGTGCGATGAAAACGGTTGCATACGCAGGGCCCGATGCGTCCACTGTGCCGATGTAAGTACCTTCTGTGCGCTTACGTAGCTCGTTGGCCATCTTCATAGCCTCCTTTAGGCGTCAAAGCGGAGATACCCGCCCTGGTCGGATTCGATGACGCCGACGGCCCACTCAGCTACAGACGAAATCTGAGTGCTACGCCGTTTGTCATAGTGCTCTGTGGTAACTGTCGGGAGTTTCTTGATGACCGCACCAAGAGCGCGAGCGTTGATGATGCAACCGTAGTCATCCGTGGCGTCCGTATAGGTGTTGTCCGTGATGAACCACGTAACACCCAGGAACTTGCGAATGGTATAGGTTGACCACAACTCTGCGCCAAGGTCACCTGATTTGGAGGCGTCGGCAAGTGCGGAACTGGCCTCACTTACAAGGCAAGCCCACATCTGGTCCGACATCCAGCCAAGCCACGGGCCAGCGGCAGGATTGTCGCCGATTGCCCCCATCGCGGTGACAATATCTGCCACCACAATATCATTCCCAGTATCCGTGGCACCAATGCCCATCGAAGCTGCAAGGTCACAAACGGCCTTGTCAAACTTCGTGGAATGAGCGTCTATCATCGCCTGGGCTATGTCAGCGGCGTATGCCCGCTGGTCATTCGGCGACCCGATTGCACCTGCGGCAGGATCGCTTTCCCAAACGATGACTTGATGCTCAGTCGCACTGACATTGACGCTTGTTGGCGTCATTTGCTGGACCTGCGCGAACTCCTCGCCCTCGTCCACGTCGTAGGCAGTCAGACCCGAATACACATTGAAGTCATGACTGACACCGGGCTTGCTGGTCAAGTCGGCCACGCGCAAGAAAGAATACGCAGGGCCGCCCGGCCAGAAGATCGGCACGACGCGGGGGGCCATTAGAGCTTTGCCCATTTCCTCCTGAATCAAGTCAGTGAGGTCAGCGGCTGTAGTAACTCCAGCCATACTGATCACGTCTCCTTGTTATGTGCCCGATTCGCTACTCGCTACTACTTGTTGAAGCGGGCTTAGTGTTTGATCCGGCGACGTTTCGCCGGGTGGCTGTTTCTCTTCACCAGGGGAGCTGGCCCCGATGCTGGGCTTCTGACCAGTCTGCGCCTCGAAGTCCTCTGCGTACTGCTCGATGGCAGTAGCCAGAGATTTCTGCAGCGCCTCCTCGTCGTCGCCAGTGATCAACAGCCGGTATGCCGTGGGCAGTTTCGGCGGCGCTTTGGTGGCAATCCATTGGAGCCGGGCTGTCTGCTTTCGCAGACCGTCGGCCTCGGCCTTCGCGGATTGTTCCCCCAACTGCGCCTTCTCCAAGTCGGCTTTCATGTTATCCAACTCAGATCGCGCCTGCCGCTCTCGCTCTTCCTCAGCCTGTTCGTACCCGCTGAGTTTCTCCTGCAGTTCGGAAGTGGTCTGGCCCTGCTTGTCATGCTCGCGCTTAAGCCGGTCGGAAATGATGGCATTAAGCTCGTCCTGGGTGAATGTCTTCGGCTCCTGAGTGTCAGTACCAGTGTCCTGAGTTTCAGTGGTCTCTTCTTCGGGCATTTGTGTTACCTCCGTTTAGCCAGCGTCCTGTAATGAAAAAGCCCCGCGTCGCCGCGAGGCTCTGGTGTGCTAATGAGTCAGTTGTCAAACTTGGACTATATGTCGCCTTTCAGCATCTCCACGAACCGCTTGTGGTCATCGGCGGGAAACTGTAGCTCGTGGATGATGTAGTCTAACTGCTCCTCTGCCGATGCTACTGGCAACTGCATATAGAAGGGTTTGCCATATACGCTAACGGGCACCTCGTACATCGGCCCCTCCAGCCCCACGTTGCTCGTCAGGATAAGCCCCTGGTCACAGTCTGGCAGTATAGCGTGGATATTCGCCTGTTGTGGCAGCGCCCTGAGGCCCGCAGGCGCGTTGGTTTCCTGGGTGAAGGGGTGTGGCTTATACCAGGCGCCCTTCTCGCGTGCAGCGGCCTCTAATTCGGCCTCAGCGCCATTCGTGAGCCAATAGGTAGCCGCATCCCCATAGAGCTGCCCGAACCACACAATCCGCTCGTCGGCTTGTTCCCACTCCGCTGGCAACTGTACGGCCTCGTCAATCAGAAGCTCGTGCCGGGAAGTCCCGCTGTACTTCGTCTGCCTATTAACCAACCACCATTCGCGGTATGTCTCAAAGCGCTTCTCGTCAAACTCAAAGTCGGCGAAGCGGTCAAACCAATACTGTGGCGGGCGCTCGTAGTAAGCCCTATCCGGCGTCACTGTGAAGGTGCGCGTGCTATACTCCCCGTTGCGCCACCGGAACCAGCCATCCTCAATGACCGACACCTTCAGCCCCAGATCCTCGGCGGCGAAGATAGCGGCCCGATTGCCCAGTAAGCTGCTACCCCAGACAACCAGGCGGTCAATGCCAAAGCGCTTGATATAGGTCTCAAAGGTCAGTACGTAGTGGGCATACCAGTGCAGCCCGTTCTCGCGTATCTCGTTATCGGTAGTGCCGTACCGTGTGCAGCGGAACTTCTCTGACTGCGCGTGATAGCGGAATATCTCAAAGCCTGCTATGCCGTCGGGATCGCGCTCGCAGTGCTGGAGCACATAGCGGGAAGGCTCCGGTTCCTCGGGCTGCTGCACGAGCATCGCCGGTTCCCCTGCCCGCATTGCTAGGCCGGTGAACAGCTTCATACCCGGCGTGTTGTCGCGCTGCTCGCTGAGGAAGAGTATCATGCTGCCCCCGCGTATCTCTCGCTATAGGGCATCGCCACATGCAGACAATTCGGGTGGAAAAGCCCCGCTGCTTCGGCGTTGCCCAAGCTGTCGTACTTGTCAGAGTTACCGCTTATGCTCAGTATCTGCCCTTCCCACGGCTCACAGAGCGGGCAGGCCCCGCCGTGGCTGCTAATCTCCACCAGGTCCTCGCCGAGCTCGGCTTGCCGGTTGACAGTCCCCTGAGTCTGCGCTTCACGGCTGGTTGTCCGCGCTACCATCTCCGAGTAGCGCCCCAGTGACCACTGAGTGCCGCGCTTGTCAACGAATGCTGTCACTCCCTGGTCAAGCAACTCCTGCACCATCTGCTTTGTCGCCTGCCGCCGCGTTTCCCCCAGAATGGTGGCCTGCTGAAGCGAGTTCAATGCCGCCTGCCGGAACACATCATCTACCTGCCGACCCACCACGCTAAGCCCGTCATCCATACGCACCGCCAGGTTTTCCCCAACCAGCTTAATGCTTTCGGTGTGCAGGGCGGCAAGCTCCTCGGGTGGTGCCTTCTTAAAGACATCATTGGCCACATCCATACCCGCTTGGTACAGCCCAGGTAGGTGTATCTGCCCCCACTCAACGGTGGCTTCGCCCATCTCATCCAGGGCATCGCGAATCAATAGAAGCTGCTGTTGCGCCCGCGCCTGCTGCCAGACGGTTAGCTCGGCGGCTTGAATCCGGCGCAGGATTTCCTTCTCACCCTCGTGATACGCAGTACCTAACTGGCTGGCTATCTCCGTGAGTTGGGCCTTGCTGTAGAGATTAGCCACCTTCGACTCCCTGCTCTGGAGCAACCGGCGTCATCTCCGGCCCGAATCCAACGCGCCGCTGCCCCTGTCGGCGCTCGTCATTGATACGAGCCAATTCAGCCTCGGCCTGTTCGTCGGTCAAATCGTACAAGCGTTTCAGTGCCCCAAACTTGCTTGTCAGGCCCGCTTGTGTTGCCATCGTCTCCTGCTCGACAAGCTGATAAGTGTCATTGGGCAGGCCGTCGTGCCACTCCAGGCGCACGTCCTCCGGCTCCAGTGGCGTAACATCGCCTACATCGGGCGTCCAGGTGTCGCCAATCTCTTTGCTGTTGTGGAGCTTAGTGGCCAGGCTAACAGCCCGCCGAATGGCCGGCCCATACTCCTTCTGCCGCCGGCGCACTGCACTGGCTGTCCGGTGCTCACGTAGACGCAACGCCCGGCCACTCTCCGGCCCGCCCCCTTCCGTCTCCTGGAGCGAAGCAGGGCTAATGCCAGCAACCAAGCAGATGTCACGCTTCAGTTCCCGTATCTCATTTTCCGTCGGCCCCAACTGGGCATCCCAGGTGACGTACTGTGGAATCTGGCTTTCGCTATCCACTTGGATATAGTCGTCCAGCGTGGCAACGTTACCACCCTCGTCTATAAACAGACGCGGCCCCGCCATACGTGGGTAGGCGTGCTTGTCCAGCACCTCCGACCGCTGCGTCTCGCGATTGTTTAGCTCTCCCTGGAGACCGTCAATATCAGTATAGTCGCTGCGGCCCCATATCCGGTTGCCACCGCCTAGCGCCACGTGCACCAGCAGAATATCATCAACGCCGGTAGGCTGCTCATCCGGCAGCCCCTGCAATTCAGGAATCAAGCTCAATTCGCGCCGGTCCTTCACCGCGTCAAAACCCATCTTGCCGTCAAGCAATGAGCCATGTAGCTCAAAGAGCCTGTTCTCAATGCGCCCCGGAAAGTGGATCTCCTGGCGCAGATACGGCTTAGAGTCATGCCATATCATCCAGGCAATCATCTGCTCTTCGCCGTCTACAAAGTAGGTGCTCGGCGGCGCCTGCTCAATAAGAACCTCCTCTGTCTCCGCGTCATACCGGACCTTCAGTACCCCATCACCACGCGGGCTTGTATCGGTTAGCCAATTGACCCAGAATTGCTCGAAGTCGCACTCGGCGCCCAAATGGTCAATGAACTCCTGCGTGGGATCGTCTTCACCGGGGGCATAAATGTTGATGGCTTCGCCTGCCAGCCGGTCGGTCAGCAGGTTGGTGATCTCACCGCAGAGATTGACAGTCAGGTATTCGCGCTGCTCGTCATACTTGTACTTGCCGTGCCTGACGAATACCTCCTCGTGCTCACCCTCGTAAATCTGCCGAAAGCGTTGATAGCTTGCAAGCCGTGGCCTGTCCTGCGGCGGTGGCCAGGGGTTGCTGTACTGTGGGCTGCCCAGGCCAAATGATGCCAGCGATACACCGCCCAAAGCATTGGTGACCCGTTCGCGGATGCCAGCGAGTGTGTATTGAATAGCCTGCCAGAAGTTGCTCATTTACATTCCCGTCGGACGCTTTGTCAGACGCACTTGCGGTTGATGTTGGTCAAAGCCGCTATAGATTGCATAGCGTAGCCCGTCAGCGCAGTGGTCATCCTGCTTCTGGGGCTTGTCCTGCGCGAATGTTCCATCTGCCTTCTGCTGCCAGCAGTAGGACTCCGCGAGTAAGTGCGGGCAGTCAACTACTCTCATACCATCGGCTATCGCCCTGTCTACTGCTGCGATCCCCGGCAGTACAGCGTTCTCAGCCTTCTGTGCGTTCAGTCCCTTAGCGCGGAACGTGGCAATGTTCCCCGGCTCGGACGGGTCGCAGTACCAGGTGTCAACAGGGTACTGCTCCTGCAACTTCACGGCGGCGTCGGCCATAGCCTCCGGGTGGCGCATGGTTTCCCAGTCCTCGCCGAATGTCCAGGGCCGACCATCTAAGTCTTCTCCAACAAGCAGTAGCACCGATGGATTTGTCCAACCCCAGTCTACGCCGCCGACTATCCGTTTCCACTTCGCCGGTAAGTCCCCGCCATAATCGCAGCCTATAAGCCCGCCCCAAATCAGCCCCTCGAACTCCTGCGGGACCCCCTCGATGTACTGCAACGCCCACTTGCCGGTATAGCGGCTGGCCAGTGAGTCAATGTAGTCTTGGCTCGTTACCGGGTTGTCCCGACTCGATATACGGAACAGCTCGGAATTGGCCAGGCCCGCGTCCTCAAAGTAGTCGCACCACCAGCCCTTCCCATAGGGCGTATAGGTAGCCCAGCACTTATGCTCAAAGCCCGGCTGCCGGAGCCGGTCAAGCATATTGTCAAAGGCCCTCTTCTTCCAGAGGGCTATCTCGTCACCGCCAAACCAGGCCAGGTCAGTGCCATAGAGACTATCCGGCTCGTTGGCCGTGCCAAACCAGATCACGCTGCCATTGACAAACTGGAGGCGCATCTCCGAGCGGTTGAAGTTTGACACTATGTCCTGGCCGACAGCATTAGTGACGAGCCGTGACCAGTGATCCCACTCTACGAGCAGGCTCCTGCCTAAGAGCTTGTAGGTAGCCGACACCCACATCCCGCGGCTGCCTGGGTTCTCCAGCGCGTATGCTAAGCCCTGCACCACGTTGCAGGTTGTTTTGCCAGACCCGAACCCGCCGGACAGCGCCTTGTGCCGGGCAGTGCAATTCAGAAACTCCTGTTGCTTGTTGGATGCCTCAAACTGCTCAATCGTCACCTGCCGGGGCTTCTGCTCCGTTAGCACCGAATATCACCTGTAAGGATAGTGGCTTACCGCCAGCGCCCCCGAACTCGTGCTGCTGAGGAGACTGCTGTCCCAACTCTTCACGCAACTCGCCCATCCATTCCCGCATTTCGCGTCCGAGGTTGCCCCACTGCGACAACGCCGCCTCATCAAGTGCTTCGTCCAGCTTATCCAGCTTCTTGCAGATAGCTGCCACTCGGCGCGACCGGCGACCCCACCCCTGGCGCTTAGCTGTTTCGACTGCGTGAGCCTCAGCTTCGTCAATCTGCTCGGCCCACTTAGTGCGGTAAGAGCTAAGCTGCTGGTAGCTAAGCGTGAGGTCATAATTCTGCATTAGCTGCTCATTGACTTCTGAATCGGTCAAGCCCTGGCACAGCCACCCACAGAGTACAAGCTTCCGATTGTCGTCAAGCTTATTTGCAGACATTGCTTCAATGCTCTTTCTATGCTACCACGCCTGTGTTCGTCTCCATCATCTGCCGGTAGTATTCAAACTTCTCGTCGGGATCCTCCGGCTCCGGCATCTCGCCCAGAGATTGTACCGGCACAGGTGGAATCACAGTAAGCGGCCCGAACAGGTTCTCCAGGTAGGCAATCTCCTCTTCGGTTATTAGCTCGATTATGAGAGGCATCGGAATCATCCAGACATCAAAAAAGCCCCCGCGATTAAACGGAGGCTGCTGTTCCGTGGCCAGGGAAAGTACGCTAATCATGTTGGTTCCCCGGCCCACTATTCAGTTATTATCAGAAAGGAGAGACTATGCTCCCTTCCAATATTATGCCTACATCATATCACATCTCGGAATCTTTGTCAAGGCCCACTCGTTAGTTGCGATTCTCAAGCTGTGACTCGCGTATAAGCAGAAGCGGATCGTCCGGTAGATCATTAGAGTTGAGCAGTTGCTCAGTATACTCCGCCAGCCGGCTAATTCGATTACTCATATCCACGAGTTTGATAACCAGCCCGTTAAGCGGGATTTCCAGGTCGTCAGGTTCGGCAAGGGGATTGTGAATAGGCTCACTGTCCGGTGAAAGCAGCCCCTTTCGCACTAACTCCATCCGCCACATCTTCAACACCAAAGCTCGCAGTGGCTTCATCTCCAGCGGGGGCAAGTCTTTGCTACCAGTCCACGGTGATACTTTAGCCATCGGCGTTTCTCCTATGTGTGCTGTGATTGTGTGCTATAGCTCTGCGGCGAGCCGGGCGGCAGGTAGGCATACAGGTCGTCTTTGATATACCAGTCGCAGCCGCTCTCCTGGAGGGCTGCCAGTGCGTCCAGTGCGAAGGCTGCCCAGTCTATCCGTCTCAGTTCTGCCTTTGTCTCTTCGTCGTCAGTGTTGACACTGCCAATATAATTCAGCTTGCCAACTCTGAACTCGTCGATAGTGTATAAGCGCGTCCAGTGCGATAGCCAAGTAATAACCTGAAGTGCTTGACCCGTCATAACGACAGGTTCAATGCTTATCCAGGTGCGGATACCTCGGCTGCGCGCCTCGACAATTGCCTGTTCACGGTCATAGACAGAAGCACCATTCGGTTCCCAAGCCTGGCGGTATAGGTCATCTGTGAAACAAAGCGTTGTGCCAAAATGCCCAGCACCATTAGCATAAAGGTCAAAGTCCCGTACCGCCCGCATCCCGCCCTTCGTCAATACTGAGAAGGGCACATCGTACTCGACCAGCATCTCCAGGGCCTCCCGTGTAGTGCCGTCCTCGTGCGGCTGATAAGCATCCGATATGAAACTGAGGAGAACACGTCTATCTCCACCACAGAACTCTGGCCGCTCCTTCTCGACGTCCCTATCCAGTTGCTTACGCAGAGCCTCCAATACACCCTCCCGCGGCGGCCCCACTACGTGGAAGTCCTCGGGCTTCTTGTGAAGCAGCTTTGGCACGTAGCAATACTTGCACCCGTGAGAACACGTGTCCCAGAGATTAAGTGCCAGCGGTGCGTACTCCCGTGCACGACCCTTCGGCTCATAGATCGGTGGTCTCATCACAGTCCTCCAATAGTTTCTCGATTTGGGCTTCGATGATAACGAATTCGTGGTCAGTGCTCCAGTGTGCAATCCTGCACTTGCCGGCCCAGTTACCGTTCGGCTTGATCAGCGTGATGTGAACGCTCTCGGCCCGAATGTAGATATTGACGCTCATATCCCGGGCGGCGAGCTCAGCGGCTATGTCCATCAGATAAACAGACTCCCTTGTGCTGTGACTTCGATGAGATCGTACAGGATATTGTCCTGGCGCCTGACCAGGAATGGCCGGTCCTGCTTGGCACTGAACCGATTGGCCGCACTCATAGCTTCTTCTTCCGTGTCATAGCAACTCCAGTGGCCGCCGGTCTCAGTGAAGACCTCCCAGATTGTCACGGTTTCGACGGCAGTCCCCGCTGTCATTGGCTCCCCCTCATCGATTTCTTACCTGCTGAGATGCTCTCGCACATTTCCTTCCAGCGGTCATAGACGCGTCGCCACGCATTGCTCTTCGACAATTCCTCGCGGCTTGCATTGGTCGTGACGCACATCGCCTTCCCGTGAGCATAGCGGTATTCAACCAGCGCATCAAACCGCGTCACTGTCCAGTCAATGGCATATTGCACCCCAAAGTCATCCAGCAACAGCAAATCGCAGTGACGGGCCTGGGCTATTGCCTCCTGGTCATCACGGTGCAGCCGGTCAAATAATTCACCGGCATACCAGTACGCAACCGAATGCCCCGCGCTGGCCGCTGCGTAGGCCACCAGCGCAAGGATGGAGGTCTTGCCCGTACCTACATCGCCTTGAATATACAAGCCCCTGCCGGCCACTACCGACTCAGCTATTGAATCCAGATAGCCACGGACAATAGCGCGCACATCATCGCTGCCATCGGCTGGCTTCTCGTCTGTAACGCGGTCTAACTCGGCGGCCTGATAGCGCCGGCCGATCCCCAGCGGCCCCAGTAGGCGCTGCTTATGAAACGGGCAATCGGGGCCGTCCAGTGGGCAGGGTTCCCAGTAAGGAGGCATAGCCGGGTCTGGCAGGTATATGCCATCGCATAGCTTGCCCCGGCAAGTTTCAGGCACCTCACATTTTGATTCTACCGGGTTCGCCATAATCCACATCTCCTCTCGCGGGGATCGTCTTGCCGGACTGCTTGACCTCGGGCTTCCACTTCCATTGCTGGTTCATTGCATTGCGGAATTGCTTGTTGAACCACGTCTGGCGTTTAGCTCCTTCTGGTAGCTGTGGCGGTGACCGCCTAATGAACGCAGCGTATTCTTCAACTATCGGAAGGCCATGCTCCTGGACAAGCTGGATGAGGCCGGAGTATCCTCGGCCACCAGGCTTACCGTCAAAGCCGAACGCCTCCCATAAAGTCTCAATGGCTTTTTGTTGTGGCGTCAGTTCCTTCTCTTTCTTCGGGGCCGCGTCGGAATCGGCGCGTGCCTTACCTTTCTTTAAAGTGTCTTTAGCCTTTTGTCTTTCTATGGTCAAGGACGTACTTGACGTGGGTTGTAAAGGACGTACTTGACTACCTACTGAAGTATGTTCTTCACGTAAAGGACGTTCTTGACGTAAAGGACGTACTTGATATGTCCATTTAGCTTTAGTCTGGTATTCCATCCAGTCAATATAGTCCTTCTGGATACGGTACTTTGCACTCTCGCCAGGCGATCCTTCGTGGAACTCTATGAGGTTGAATTGGGCAGCCTGCTTACGGAGTTGGTAGACTCGTTGGCGAGAGACTTGCAGCACATCCTGGAATGTCTGAACCGCTATCTGTCGCCAGGTCTCATTGTACCCCCAGGTATAGCGGGCCACGAGAAGGACAAAGCCCTTTAGGGTGCCCGGTGCCGGGTACTGGACGAACGCCTCCAGCCACTCGTTAGCGATCCTGGTATAGCCGTTCTCAAGCTGTGGGCTATGCTCTGACACGTACACCCTCCAGTTGGTCTATTAATCGCTGCGCGGTGATCTCGCCCATTAGTCACCCCTCGTCAAGAGCCAATGTTTGCGCGGGATGGGGCAGTCCTCGGGATGGTGCTCGCAGTGCTTGTGGCAGCCGTTCCCACCGTGATTCTCGCAGAGGCAGATTAAGTTGGACAGAGTGTTGTCTTTGGACTCGCGGAAGGGCCGAATATGGTGAACCGAAAGCTCGTGCCCCAGTTCTTCTTCGGTTACACCACACCGCTGGCAGGTATAGTTGTCGCGGTTGCGAGCACGGGCGCGTTGGATTGACCACAGGGAACCGTAGGGGAATGGGCCGCCTTTCCAATTCCAATGCTTAGGCCCCTGCCTCCCCTCTGATATCTTCCGCCGCGTCTCGGCAGAATGGTGTTTGCCTTGGTGTACCTCCGACATCTTTCGCCGTGCCTCGGCAGAATGGTGCTTGCCATAGAAGGGATGATTGGCACCGCGCTGCGCCTCCGACATTTTTCGCCGCGTCTCGGCAGAATGCTTCCTGCCGCGCTGCGCCTTCGACAACTTCCGCCTTGTCTTAGCACTAGGATTATGTTTCGCCTCTGACATCTTCCGCCGCGTCTCTGGGGAATGATGCTTGCCAGAGAAGGGATTATTCTTACCCTGATGGTGACGGTTTTTTCCACACCAACTCAGATGACCCGAAAGAGCATTTTGGCTTCCGAACTCTCGTCCACATCTTGGGCATTTCAGTTCGGCCATTGTGTTCATTCCTATCACAACAACAAGCCGCCCCACCCGGAGGGTAATCCACCACAGAATGCAGAGGTCTCCTGGAGGACGGCTTGTTTTTAAGATAGGCAAATTGCATCTGCTCATAGTGAATTACCACTTATAATATAACTGATTACTGGTCACTTGTCAAACATAATCTTCCGCGCAGTGGCAGGACCTAGTAGTGGCACAGCGGCAAGTTCTTCAATCGTACAGGTCAATTTTAGTGGAAAACCGATAGTATCTAAAATAGCTTCGGCGCGTTTGCGACCAACGCCCGGCCAGCCCATCAGTATGTGCAACTGCTCTTCGCGCTCTTTGTTGGCGGGGCGAACTGCCCGTGGCATCCGGGGCCGTGTCAGCAAACTATCATGATGCTCAGAACTCCAATACGTCCATTGTTCGGCAATCCATAGCGCGGTGTCGCCCACACAGGTGGTGTATTGCACCCAGACGCCCTCTCGCCGGACGCTGGTAAGCAGCTTGCGTAGCGCTGCCACCGAAAAGCCCCGCTCTTGCAACACCCGGTCGGTTTCCTCCCAGTTGCCCTCTACGACAAGCCAGGGAATGGCGGCGAAGCGCACCTTGCTAATCTCGCGCCCCAGTATGTCGGAGGCCGTCAGTGACGCTATCAGGTCGGCTATGGCCTTCCGCTGCATAGCCCAGGTGCCTGCTAATGTCTCAGCCAAGTAGTCGGCACCGAACTTGTCTTCTATGCCCTGGTCGTGCGCCCAGCCAACGCCAATGCGGTCCAGGTGGTCTTCTATGCCCGACCGGGTTTCACTGGGGCTAATGTGCAGCCGTGTGTCCAAGCTCTGCAATCCTCCAGTCAATATGCTGGCCCCGGTGCCGCTTGCGGACAGCCAGGTACTCTTCGGCCTCTGCCAAGCGCTGCTCGGCCACCTGCGGGTCGCCGGTGACGCCGCCCCAGCGGACGGACGAGGCGTTCTCGCCAGTGAATTGTCCGACTACCTGGTAGCGTGGCATTCTCCGTTTCCTTTCTGACCGGCGCGGCCCGAGGGACGTGTCCCTTAAGCAACTGGGGAAGCGCGAACACTTCGGGTTTTCAAGGCTCGTCAGCCGTTGCCCAGTTTCCCGCCCCAGGCCACGCCGGTTGTCAAGCTACTCGTCGCTGTCAGTATCAGCTATTGCATCTGGGTCTGCCGCATCATAGCGGTCGCGCATAATGTCTACGCCCTTCGCTATTACACCGGTGGCTTCGGTTGCCTGGACCTTCATAGCCGCAGCGCACAAAAGCGCAATATCCAGATTGTCCGCTACAAGCCTGGTCTCCACGATAACCCTGTTATTGACACTGACCAAAAGGACTATCTCGTGTTTCTCTTGCATGGCCGGCTCCTTTCGCTACCGTGCGTCGGCTATTCTGGCTTAAATCCTGCGCCCTTCAGTTTGAACAGTAGTCTACTAAACCATCTATGGAGGCGCCCACAAAGCTCGTTTGGTGGCGGCATTTCATCATCGCCCCAAGGAAAACATAGTGTCTCATCAATAGTGAGTTCGCGATAACAACACTCTGTTCGTGTAGTCTTATCCGCCCACCAATCATTCGGGATGCTATGCCATTTCTTACCATGCTTTGATTTGCCCAAGACTATATTCATCATCGGCTCCTCTCAGAATATGAATATCGGTCTCACCCACGACTGGTTGCGCCCGTTCTTCAGCGTCCGCTGTTGAAGACCTCTCCCCACGTCAGCCCAACATTCCGCAGTGCCTGCTCTATCGCTGCGGCGAAGGCGTGCTGTACTCGTAGCCATCTTGTGCTTTCCGACTCTATGGACTCCTGCCAGTAATCAATTATCTTCTGGGCTTCCTCTGCGCTTACCACTTCCGCGCAGTCCTTCCCTTCTGGATTGGGGCCGCCCCAACTTACCAGCCACATTGTGCTACCATCTGCACGGGCATCCTGTATCTCAACCATTATCGGCTTGTTCATAGCTCTACCTCCTTTCAGAATATGAATATCGGTCTGACCCAGCTTTGATTATGCTTTTCCTTCAGCGTCCGCATCGCGGCTGGCGAGTAGTACAAATCTATCCAAGTCTGTGCAGGCGGGCGTTTGCTGCCGCACTTCTCTGGGTTCTGCGCTCGCCAGATATTCCGCCTGCTTCCCGTGTCCATAACCTGCCGAAGCTGGTAGCCTTCGGGCAAATCCACCAGCACCCAAGTTGCCCAGGGCTGGTCAATCATCGCGGCGACACGGTGACTGACTCGCCGACCCGAAGCGGTGGTGAAGTTGCAGCCCGGGCAGTCCTCATTATAGACAGTTATCCAAGCCAGCTTCTCTATCGGCGTCACGCGCAGCAGCTTCTCGTAGCCCTGGCGCTGCCAGAGTTCCAAATCCCAGGCCTCAAGCACAACAGCCTTATAAGCTACCCGCTGCACCGGATTGCTCGGCAACTCGGCAGGATAGGCATTGCTTACGAGAAGCCCTAGGCAAAAGCCGGACAGCAGCCAGGGAGCTATGCCCCAAATGATAAACTCCCAGACTGGCAAATCAATTCTAAGCCGTCGTCGTAGCACTATCATCGCTCCCTTCGGCGGCATTCTCATCTGTTTGTGCAAAGTAATTCGGATAGTCCCCTACCGTCTGCTTCGCTTCAACAATGTAATCTGCCCGTTCCCGTCCTGCATCCCGACACAGTTTATCAAGGGCAACGCTTACTACATCGTTACTGTGGCGAAATGTAGCCAGCTTCTTCTCCAACTCGGCGACCTCCGCAATTATCTGGTGTGCAGTCTCATCGTCAGGCAGGGCCGCTCCCAATTGGTCAATCAGTTGGCTCACGCTCGGCCTCCTCCCGGGCTATTCGTCGCCAAAGATGTCTTCGTCTTCTGGTATGTCGGCGAACTCGTCATCGGCGGCCTGTGGCTTGGGCTTCTTCTCCTCGGCGGGCTTGTCCAGGAACTCCACTCGCCACGCGTTGATCTCTACCCGCGACCGCTTGTCACCGGACTTCGTAGTCCACGAGTTCTCCTGTAGCCGCCCTTCGAGCACCACCTGCGAACCCTTGTGCAGATACTGAGCACAATTCTCGGCGGTGGCTTTCCAGGCGACGATGCTAAACCAGTCGGTGGTCTCCTTGTCACGCTGGACGGCCAGCCGGAACTTGCAGAGGGCGTTACCCGCTGGCGTGTAGGCGAGTTCGGGATCTGCGCCGAGTCTGCCGAGTAGGACACAGTGATTTATCATTCTGGGGCCTCCTCTGGTCTCTCGACTACGTGGAAGTGATTACACCACATTGTCTCGGGGACTTTGCCGTAGAAGTGCTCTAATAAAGCTTGGAGATTCTGTGCAGGAGAAGCCCCGTCGGTAGCAGCAATTCCGTCTGCCAATGCAAAGACGTCGGTCAGGAACTCGTCCCGAGTCATCTCAACGTGCTTGTGAAACCGGAGGACAATTCCAGTGCGCCCCTTCCCCTTCGCGGTTATCTCCTTGTCCCCGTGGTGGCGGCATTTGCGCAGGGTATGCTTTTTATTGCCCCGCTCTATCGCTCCCACAGGGTCTACGTAGCCGTGCTTGAGGCTTTCCCCCATTGCTATTGTCGGTAGCTGCTTGCTCACGCTGGGGCCTCCTTCTGCGCTCTCCGGAGTGCGGCCAGGCAGCGCTGGCACGGGCGACGGACGCCGCTGATATCCGGCTCTTTGAACGCCGTAACTGCTCCCGTAATAGGCCATTGTGGGTGCAGACGTTTGCAGCGCGAAGGGTAACGGCAAGTGCCAGGCTGAAAAGCGTAGCCGTGATAAACCTCTGAGCCGTATTGGCTTGCGAAAATCAATGGGAACCTCCCCAGGTACAAGTCAGTCATCGGTGTGTTGCTCACGCTGGCACCTCCTGAGATTTACGCACTTTGGCAATCTCTTCAGCCAATGCTTCAACAGTGGTCAGCCCCTCGGTAGGGATGCCCAGGCCCTCGGCTTCCTTGCGCAGGGCGAAGAATATCTCCGCCTGCTCGCCCTCGCTCACAGACTGGGGCGTGGCATCCTTGGCCTTGGCCTTGGCCCAGTTCTCAAGGTCCTGCTTTTTCAGGTATGGCAGGGCCTTCAGAGACTCCACGCGGAAGCCCTTGAGGAATGTCGGTAGCTGGCTACGGAGAAACGCCTGTGTCTCTGCTGGATGTTTGGCAAGCAGCCGGTCAAACCACTCCACGCCCTTGTCACCGAAGGTCTTGCCGTTGCCGGAGACCGGTTGCGCTTCACGGGGGCCCGTGGCCGCAGCCGGTCGTGCAGCTTGGTCTTGACCATTGCCATGGTCGGGATCGTCCTCGTCGGTGCTGATGTGGAAGAACTTCAGCAGGAAGTATTTCTCGGCGTAGGTAAGGGCTTTGCCGACGGCCTGCTCACCGGTATCTACGCCCTGACCATACCAGGGGCAAATCAGCCGCTCATCAGGATTCTCCCCATTGACCCAAGTGAATAGCAGGTCAAGCTCGGTCAAGTTGGCCTTCTTTGACTGAGCCACGCCCAGGTGCAGGCGGGAATCAGTAACCGCCACCACCAGCAGCAGGCCCTGTTTGTCCATCTCCGTCCGAATATGTCGCAGCACGTTGCTACTACTGACGTATTCGTATTTATGGTGGGGATTAGTGGCGTCCTTAGCCAGTCCGGTAGCGGCCTGCTGCACCTCAAGTAGCTTCTGGTATAGCGTCTTCGTCGCCATCATCTTCACCCTCCTCGGGTATCTCGATATCCCTTTCTGCCCACTCCTCGATCACGAGTTCGCCCTTGCTCACCTTGGTCACTATGCACTGACAATCACTGGCAATGAGCTTCTCGCGCAGTTGTGCTTCGGACTCCGGATCAAGTGCTTCCAGCCCGTTCACCAACAGCAGGGGTAATTCGCCCGCATAGCGCAGAGCGATCTCCATCGCCAGGTCCAGGCTCTCGCCGTCGCTGAGGCTAGCGATCGGCACTCCGTTTATGGTGACGCCATACTCGGCATCAACCCCCATGCCTTCCACTGGCAGGTCATCCAGGGCCGCGAGCAATTCGCCGGGCTTATCCCGAGCGGCTTCAATTAGGTTGGTGAGCTGCTCGGAGGTGCTTGACAGTTGGGTGACAGCATCCTCGGTGGTCTTCGCGCCATCGTAGATGCGCAGTAGATCCTGCCGCTCCTGGAAGTCGTGTATCTGCTGGTCGAGGGCAGCAGTGTCTATCTCGGCGTTCTCCTCGAGCCACTTGCTCTGTATGATCTCCTGTTCCTCTAAAACTTCGCGCTCCTGCTTAGCAAGCTCAATCTGTTTTCGCAAGCTTTCCAACTCATTGCGAGTTTCCTCCACGTCTTTGTTCTGCTGTCGTGCTGCCGTCTGCTTGTCAACCAGGTCGCCGAGCGTAGCCTCCCGCACAGCCTCAGCATCGAAGTCATCGGGAATACTTTCCAGGGCTTCCGCAGCAGCGCCACGCTTCTGCTTCCCATCTCGGTTGACCACGGTCCGCTCGTCAAACAGGGCCTTCGCTATGTCGGCCAGCACGACCAGGGGGTGCTGCGTATAGTCCACATCCTGAAGCATTGCACCATCGCTCAACTCGGCATATTCGTTTTCGGTCATACTTATGTCTGTCAGCGCGAGGAGTTCGGCTTCCTGCTCCTTGGCCGAGAGGTTGAAGAAGTCAACCGGATTGGATGCGTGCGCCCCCAGCAGTGCGTCAATATAGCTCTGGGGTTTGGCCGGCTTCATGCCATCCTTTTCGACGGAGAGCGACGCTGTTTTGCTGGGTGGTTTCAGTGTGCGCTTAACGGTCGTAACAGTCGTTCCGTCGTCCAACTCGAGCAACAGCACGGCCTTGTCTTTGCCGATCTCGACCAGGTAGGGCCGCAGGCCCTTACCCGTCAGTATGCCGCGTATCATCTCGAGCACCGAGGTCTTGCCCGCGCCCTTTGCTCCAGTCAACAACGTGTGCTTGCCGAGCTTGATGTCCATCTCCTGTAGTCCACCAAAGTTACTGGCTTTAAGACGGGTAATGCGTTTTGGTTTTGGCATATTCTCTGGCTTGTCCATCTAACTTTTCCTCCCGTTCGGCTAATTCACGCTCAGCCATCTCGCTTTCCATTTGCGCCAGGCGATGCAGACTACGGTCTATTCCCACCCGAGGCAGGCCAGCATAGATAGCCTCCAGGTGGTCGTACTCAATCATCTGCGAATCGCGCAGTGTGCTGTCTCCATTACTCATCTCGCAGCGCCTCCATTATGCTGCCATGGCTCATCCGCGCCCGCAGCCGGGCGTTCTCCCGGCCGGACTGGCGCAACGACCGCGAAAGCTGGCTGCTGAGAATGCAGCCACTGACTGCCAATACCCCCAGGATGACGAATGCGATTCCGGCGATCCAAATTATCTGTGTGATGCTCATTTGCTGCCCTCCTTGCGGGCTTCGTTGTATAGGCATTGCTTAATCTCGTCGGCTATGAACGGATGCCCCAGTTCCCGCATGATGCGGACAGCCAGGTCGTAGTACCGGCAACGAGTCTGTTGGTTCAGGGCGCGGAGATCAGCCACGAGCATCTCAACTTCTTCGGATAAGCTCCGGTCTTCTGCTGCGTGTATGTCCACCTCTGCGTCCCCGTTCCCATCTTCCAGCGACAGGTCGTCGATGGTCAGCCTGAGCACCCGGCGGGCATCACGGAGCTTGTGTTCGCCCCTTATCTGGCTATGGGTGGGGTGGTCTACCTCCACAAGCAAACTATCTGTCCTCTTCAGCATCCCGTCTACCTGCTCCAGCCTGTCAATGTGTGCCTGCATCTACGCCGCCTCCTGCCAGTCAAAAGTGGTCTGCGTTCCGTCCTTCTCCGGCTCCCCGTATACCAGCAACTCCGCCAGCCCGCCGTGCATGTATGCAAGCCGCTGTAGCACTTGCCCCACACCGTCCAGCGCATAGCAATCATGACAGCGTAGCTGCATCCACTGGTATGTCCCGCCGAGCCGGAATAGCATGGGCAGAACATAGTCCTCCAGCTTCTCCAGTATCCGGCGGCCTTCGTCTTCACTGACTCGTGGGTCTCGTGGCATTAGGGCACCTCCACTTCATCGGTTGTTAGAATGCCCAGGAGGTAGGCCATTGCGCCGGCCTTGGTATGCTGCCACTTTTGCTGCTTCGTGAGCTTCGGATTATCCAGCGAAGAATCAGCCCCACAACCCTGGGCGCAGACCGGTGAAGTGCGCGGAGTATCGCTACTCTTCCCAAGATTGTGAGGCTTTAGCTCGTGGACTTTGGCTTCTGTTGTAGGGTTCATCACCGGTCCGCCTTTGCTTATACTGTCGCCGCCGCTGGCTCGCGGAGACTGTGCGTTTCTGGCATATGCTCTTTCAGCGCAATCATCTCTTGCGCTGCAAGGATTTGTTGGTGCCGCTTGTCGTATAGCCCAAATATGGCCTTCACAATCGCAGCGTATCGTTCATCGGTAAGAGGTCGTTCGCCGGTCTC